ATATGAGATGCTTCGTGCACATCTTGAAATACCTGTGACTGATATTCAAGTGTCAACTATGGATGAGTTGACTGACTATAGATCGTTTGCAGCAAGAGCACAAGAGGTAAGAGATAAAAAGGCGAAGAGAAGAGAAGAAAAACAAAAAGCAGATAAGGAATATATGGCAAAGAAAAAAGAAAGAGTACAGAAAGGTATAAAATTCTATGATACTAAGGGACAAGGATATGTAAAGGGAGGAGTCAAAACATATGAAGATACTCTTGATGAAATAAGTCCTGCCAATCCTACTAGATTCAAGGAACCTAATCCATATTCATTGAGGAAAAAACTCAAGATGATAATTAGATCTCTTGGTGCCGGTCCTATCAAAGAAGAGCAACCAGTTTATTCTACAAAAGAATTTACTAAGTTTGGCAGATCTAAATATCCAAAAAATACTCCATTTGTTATTGATGATTTTATAAAAAATAGAGCAAAAGAACTCTTCAAATTCAAGACGGGTATACCTTTAGCAAAAAATATAAAAACAGAGGGATCGTTGCATAAATGGTTTAAGGGATCTAAATCAAAAGATGGTAAACCCGGTTGGGTCAACGTCAAGACAGGAGGAACCTGTGCTAGTGACGAACCCGGAGAAGGCACACCTAAGTGTGTTTCATCCTCAAAAAGAGCGAGTATGTCTAAGGCAGAAAGAGAATCTGCATCAAGAAGAAAGAAAGCAGCAGACCCTAATCAACAGTCGAAGTCAGGTGCTGCCAAACCTACATATGTTAGTACTGATAAGAAAAAAGTGAAGAAGGAATCTATAGATCTCTCTGAGATGGGAAAGAAATTTGGATCCGGAAATCCAACTGGCAAAATAGACAAAGCAGCACAATTGAAGGCATTGAAAAAACTAAAAGATAGTATTCCTGTTAAGAAAATTGACACTGATGTAAACATGGAAGATGCAAAGTCTATATTCTCTACACCAGCGTTAGATAAATTGAAAAAGTTAAAAGATTATCAAAAAAATGCTGATAAAGTTTTTGGAAGGGAAACTAAACCATTACAGTCAGATTATAAACCAGAAGGTGAAAGTATAGAAGAAGCAAGAAAAGCAAAAGCAAGAAGAGCAAAAGCAAAAAGAGCAAAAGCAAAAGATAAGAAAGGTAAGGGTAGTGGATCAAAAGATGCTTGTTACCATAAGGTCAAGTCAAGATACTCTGTATGGCCAAGTGCATATGGATCAGGTGCATTAGTCAAATGTCGTGAGGTAGGTGCTGCAAACTGGGGCAACAGCAAGAAAGAGGAGTTTGAAGGTAACAAGAGTTACAATGACTTTATGGGTGAGGCAAAGAAATGTTGGAAGGGATATAAGAAAACAGGCACACAAAAACTATTCGGTAAAACATACAATAGATGTGAAAAAGAAGAGGTAGAATTTGATGAAGGTGTGATCGATACTATCAAAAATGTTGGTAAAAAAGTAAAAGAGTTTATCAAAAAACCTATCATCTCTCCTACAATAAATCAAAAAGACTATCAAAAACGTGTGAAGGATAAAACAACTCACGAGTTAGTTGGAGAGGGATCAGCTTACGGGATTTACAAAGGAGATGGCAAACCCAAAGGTCCTATGGCAAATTTTGGAGATGATAAAGAGAAAAAGAAAAAGAAAAAGTCCTATGAAGAGTTTCAACAGGACTGTTGGGATACTCATAAAAAAGTTGGTATGAAGATGAAAGGTGGTAAACTTGTAAATGATTGTCGTCCTAAGAACGAAGAGGTTGAAATAACTGACGGAAAAAAGTTATCTGAAGATGATATGAAGGGTATGAGTGTTAGTTCAGGACACAAAAGACCCACAAAATCAGGTGCAGGTATGACAGCAAAGGGTATTGCAGCATATCGTCGTAGAAATCCCGGATCAAAATTGAAAGGTGCTGTGACTGGTAAAGTCAAAAAAGGATCGAAGGCAGCAAAAAGAAGGTCAAGTTACTGTGCAAGAAGTGCAGGTCAGATGAAGAAATTTCCAAAGGCAGCAAAGGATCCGAATAGTAGACTAAGACAAGCAAGAAGAAGGTGGAAGTGTTAATTTATGTCTCAAAGTGACGTCTATCTTGGTAATCCTAATCTAAAAAAAGCGAACACTGAAATTCAATTTACAGAAGAGAATGTAAAAGAATTTCTAAAGTGTAAAGACGACCCAGTTTATTTTGCAAGACAATATATCAAAATCGTAAACGTTGATGAAGGTCTAGTGCCCTTCAATATGTGGCCGTTTCAAGAGAAGTTAATAAAAAACTTTCATAAAAATAGATTTAATATCTGTATGATGCCTCGTCAGACTGGTAAATCAACGACGTCGGTGTCTTATTTATTGCACTACGCTATATTCAATGATAATATAAACATCGGTATTCTTGCAAACAAGGCAGCAACTGCAAGAGATTTGCTTGGTAGATTGCAGACTGCATACGAAAACTTACCGAAGTGGATGCAACAGGGTATAGTTGCATGGAATAAGGGATCTATGGATCTTGATAATGGTTCTAAAATAATGGCAGCATCTACATCTGCTGCTGCTGTTCGAGGTATGACTTTCAATATCATATTCCTTGACGAATTTGCATTCGTACCAAATCATATTGCAGACGACTTTTTTAGTTCAGTATATCCTACAATATCATCTGGTAAGTCAACAAAGATTATAATTGTATCTACCCCTAAAGGTATGAATCACTTCTACCGTATGTGGCATGATGCGGAAAGAGGTAAGAATGAGTATAAACCTACTGAGGTTCACTGGTCAGAAGTTCCGGGTAGAGATGCAAAGTGGAAAGCACAAACCATTGCTAATACATCTGAACAACAGTTCAAGGTTGAGTTTGAATGTGAGTTTCTAGGATCTGTTGATACATTGATTGCACCATCTAAACTCAAAGCGATGGCATATAATGACCCAGTTCAAACAAACGGGCATCTGATGGTATATGAGACTCCTGTCAAAGGAAGAGATTATATTGTAACTGTGGACGTAGCAAGAGGTATCTCAAAGGACTACAGTGCCTTTGTGGTGTTTGATATTACAGAGTTTCCGTATAGAGTAGTCGCTAAGTATAGAGATAATGAAATCAAACCTATGCTTTTTCCATCCGTAATAATGGATGTGTCACTTGCATATAATGAAGCATTTGTATTATGTGAAGTAAATGATATTGGTGATCAGGTTGCAAGCATATTACAATATGACCTAGAGTATGAGAATGTATTGATGTGTGCTATGCGTGGTAGGTCTGGTCAGATAGTTGGTACAGGTTTTAGTGGTAAGAAAACTCAATTGGGTGTGAAGATGAGTGTTACTGTGAAGAAGGTTGGTTGCAGTAACCTGAAGACACTGATTGAAGAAGACAAACTACAAATTTTAGATTATGATATAATATCAGAGTTGACCACGTTCGTGCAAAAGAGACAATCTTTTGAAGCAGAAGAAGGTTGTAATGATGACCTTGCTATGTGTCTAGTTATCTTTGCATGGTTGGTTGCACAGGAATACTTCAAAGAGATGACTGACAATGATGTCAGAAAAAGAATCTATGAAGAACAAAAAAATCAAATCGAACAAGACATGGCACCTTTTGGATTTATGACAGATGGGTTGAATGATGAAGAGAATGAAATTGTTGACTCATCAGGAGATGTATGGAAAGTTGATGAGTATGGTGATCGTTCTTATATGTGGGATTATAGATGATAGTCTGGTCAATCATATGGATGGTATTCATACTCTGTGTATCAGTAGGTGTAGTTATTTGGTGGATCATGACCTATGACAGTAGGAATGGAATTTGAAGATACTTTTTCACTAGATCATCTAGTATTTGCTGAAAGAAAATGTAGGACTTGTGGTATCACTAAAGACTTGTTGAGTGAGTTTTATAGAACAAGAAATAATAGAACTACACCATCTGCATATTCTTATGAGTGTAAAGAGTGCACAAAAATTAGAGTCAAGTCAAAGAGAAGAAAAAATAAACCTGAATTGTATCCAGATTGGTAGGGTTCATGCATTGTTTCCCCTCTGTAAGCGTGTTTTTTTCTAAATATTAATATCAAACAGTAGGGAATCACAGGAACTTTACATGGCACTCAGACTATCATCTCCGGGTATCAGTGTAAGAGAAGTTGACCTTACCAGAGGTGGCGTAAATGCAAGCATTAACGTTGCTGCCGGTATTGCCGGACCATTCAAAAAAGGACCTGTAAATGAAATTTGCAGGATCAATAATGAAAAAGAACTTATAGACAAGTTTGGAGGTCCCGGTGTAGGTCTAACTGACTATCACTATGAAACTTGGTATGCTGCATCTAATTTTTTATCTTATGGAGGACAACTAGATGTTGTTCGTGCCGGTGGTGGAAATGCTGCAGGATCACAAATGGTTAATGCCAACGCAGGAGTTGGAATAGCATCGACCACAACTTTAGTCATCGAAAACTACGATGATTATAATAATAATGAAATCAATTCGACCAATTTCTATTGGGCAGCAAAGAACCCCGGATCATGGGGAGAAAACCTAAAGGTATGTGTTATTGATAACGCAGCAGACCAAAGGATTTCTGGTATTCTAACAACAGTAGTTGGTACAGGAACAACTTCTTATACTACTAAACCTGTTGCTGTGGGTTATGCTGTAACTCAAGCATTGAGTGGTGTAAACATTGGTATAGGAACAACCGGATCACCCGGAGTTCATGATTACCTGAAGGGTATTATAACTGGCGTAGGTAATAGTTTCATTGACGTCAAGGTTGTATCAACAGTTATTGCAGGAGTCGAAACTGCAACAACATATCAACAAAACTCACAACTAGAGTTCAAGACAGGATCTGACGGTCAACATACTACGATTGGTATCTCATCAGTAGCAGTAAGTGATCCATGGAAACTTACCGGATCACCGGTACTATCAGATTGGTACAATCAGCAGAACATCACTACTGGAAGAGCCGATGGTGGAACTGATGCTATCACAATCAAGTGGAGATCAGTATTACCAAAACCAAAGACAAACTCATATGTCTCGGAGAGAAATGGAAGCAATGATGCAATTAACATCGTTGTTATTGATTCTGATGGCACTATTACAGGAAACACAGGATCATTACTAGAAAAATTTAGCAATTTATCAAAGGCACAAGACGCTGAAGAATCTTCTAACAAAGACATATATTACAAAAACGTCATTGCTAATAAGTCTGAGTACATTTTTGCCGGTTTATCTCCTGTAAATGCTGCAGACACTTTCCATAAAACAGAACCACTAGCAAGTGGATTCGGTAGTGGAGTCACACCTCTCTCAGCAGGAGAAGGTGCTTGGGGACAAGATGCTAAAGACACCAAGTTCAACTTTATAGGTAATAAGAGTTACACATTAAAAGGTGGTAAAGACTACAATGGACACATTGGAGTATATGACGCTGATCTAGGTGATGTGCTTAATGCTTATGATAAATTGTCAGACAAAGTAAATTCTGATATCAGATTTTTACTACAAGGTGGTGCATCTAAGTCAGTATCGGAAGAGCAAGCAAAAGCACAAAAACTTATATCAATCTGCGAATCAAGAAAAGATTGTGTTGCTTTTATCTCACCTAATCGCGATTCAGTTGTAAATGTAAGTTCGTCAGGGAATCAACTAGCAAATGTTCTCTCATTCTTCGCACCATTAGCATCATCATCATACGCTGTATTCGATAGTGGATATCAATACTTCTATGATAGATTTAACAAGAAGTTCAATTACATGCCACTTTCAAATGACATCGCAGGACTTTGTGTTAGAACAGATGTCAATCAATTCCCATGGTTCTCACCCGCAGGAACATCAAGAGGTTCACTTGCACATGCAGTGAAACTATCATACAATCCCGGACAAGAAGATAGAGATCAGTTGTATTCACAAAGAATCAACCCAGTTGTCTCATTACCCGGATCTGGAATTACTCTCTTTGGTGATAAGACTGCACTTGCATTTAGCAGTGCATTTGATCGCATCAACGTCAGAAGATTATTCATCACAGTAGAAAAAGCGATTGAAGCAGCAGCAAATGCTCAACTCTTTGAACTTAACGATGCAGGCACAAGATCAAACTTTGTCAACATTGTTGAACCATTTCTAAGAGATGTTCAAACTAAACGAGGAGTCACAGACTTCTTACTTGTTTGTGATGAAACAAACAACACACCAGATGTTATTGACCGCAATGAGTTTGTGGCAGACATATTCCTGAAGCCAGCAAGGTCGATTAACTTCATAGGACTAACATTCGTCGCAACAAGAACTGGAGTTTCCTTCAGTGAAGTTGTAGGCACAGTTTAGGAGGTATAACAAATGGATAAGAACATTTTTTCAGTATCCAACAATACTAGAACAATTGATGATTTCAAGGCAAGATTGATTCAAGGTGGTGCTCGTCCCAATCTTTTTGAGGTTGAGATGGCATTTCCTACAGAAGATATCTTTCCTGAGATAGGTGATACAACTTTTAGAATGATGATCAAGGGAGCACAACTTCCTGCATCAAACATCGCAGAAGTTGTAGTTCCGTTTAGAGGTAGACAACTTAAGGTCGCGGGTGATAGAAGATTTGACCCATGGACTATCACAGTCATCAACGACGGTGATTTCAAACTTCGAGAAGCATTTGAGAAGTGGGCAAACTTTATCACTAAAGTATCTGACGGATCAGGAACTATTAACCCTAGCGACTATCAGGTAAACTGGATTGTAAACCAACTTGGAAGAGCGAAGTTTACTGAAGGTAAAGCAATCGATAGTGATTCAAAACTTCCAGTTCTTAGAAGGTATTACATGCAAGGTTGTTGGCCAAGTCAGGTTACACCAATCGAACTCAATTATGATACAGAGGGTATCGAAGAGTTCCAAGTTACACTTCAAGTTCAGTACTGGGAAGCGTATAAGGGTGCTGATGGACAAGGTGCTCCATCTGTGGTATAATAAATAGGATTACTATAAGTCTAATATAATAATGGCAAAACTTTTTGGATTCTCAATAGACGATGAAGAAAAGAAGTCGAAAGGTGTAGTCAGTCCCGTCCCCCCAAACAATGAGGATGGTGCTGACTATTATCTTAGTTCAGGATTTTACGGTCAGTATGTAGATATTGAAGGAGTATTCAGAACAGAATTCGACATCATTAGAAAATATCGTAACATGGCATTACACCCAGAGTGTGATACTGCTGTGGAACATGTTGTCAATGAAGCGATTGTTGCGGACCTAAATGATTCTCCTGTAGAAATAGATTTAGATAATCTAAATGCAAGTTCAAGTCTGAAGAATGTAATAAGAGACGAGTTCAAGTATATCAAAGATCTAATCGGATTTGATAAGAAGGCACACGAAATATTCAGAAACTGGTATGTAGATGGTAGACTCTACTACCACAAAGTAATTGATCTTCAAAAACCAGAATTAGGATTAGAAGAAGTAAGATATATCGATCCATTAAAAATCAAGTTGATGAGAATCAGACCAAAGGATCAAGACAAGAGATACGAAGTCAAACCATCAGGATCTGTAGGCGAGTCTGTCACTGAAGATACAAAGGTTGTAGAATTCTACACATACTATCCACAAGGAACTGCACAGAAGTATGGTAGTATTGCAGGTAAGGGTGTTAAGATTGCGAAAGATGCGATTACATATTGCTCATCAGGTTTAGTAGATAGAAACAAACACATTGGTTTATCATATTTGCATAAGTCAATCAAGGCACTCAATCAGTTACGTATGATTGAGGACTCTCTTGTTATCTACAGATTATCAAGAGCACCAGAAAGAAGAATATTTTACATTGATGTCGGTAACTTACCAAAAGTAAAAGCAGAACAATACTTGCGTGATGTAATGAGTCGTTACAGAAACAAACTTGTATATGATGCAAACACTGGAGAGATTAAGGATGACAAAAAATTTATGTCTATGCTTGAAGATTTCTGGTTACCAAGAAGAGAAGGTGGTCGTGGAACAGAGATCACAACACTTCCCGGTGGTCAGAATTTAGGCGAACTCACAGACGTAGAATATTTCCAGAAAAAACTATATCGTTCACTCAATGTACCTGAGTCAAGAATAGGTGCAGATGGTGGATTCAATTTAGGTAGATCTTCAGAAATTTTGCGTGACGAACTTATGTTCAGTAAGTTTGTTGGTCGCTTGAGAAAGAGATTTAGTGGTGTATTTTTAGATCTTCTCAAGACACAATTAATTCTCAAAAACATAGTGACACCAGAAGATTGGAATAAGATGGCAGAACATATTCAGTTCGACTATCTCTATGATAATCATTTTGCAGAACTCAAAGAAACTGAGTTGATGAATGAGAGACTCAATCTCATGACTCAGATTGAACCATACATCGGAACTTACTACTCTCGTGACTATGTGAAGCGTAAGATTTTACGTCAGACTGAAGAAGAAATGATAGAAATGGATAAGGAAATGGAAGAAGAAAATGCAACAGGTGTTGGTGTACCTTTAGAAACGCAGCAAATGATAGCACAAGGTCAAATGGAAGTTGACAGAGCGACAACTAATCTCGGAAAGAATGCAAAAGACCCAGATACAAAGGGTAACAGCACGGAACCACCCGGCATTGATATAAAGAAAGCTAAAATATAAGTATAAATAGATATACTATATAAAAATTCAATATGGAATCAGCAGAATTAGTTGATATGATGATCGATGGTGCTTCACCATCTGAGGTGCAAGACGCTGTGAAAGATCTTTTGATAATGAAAGCAGCAGATAAAGTTGATGAAATGAGACCACAGGTTGCTAATTCTTTATTCGGTGCACCAGAAGAGGAAGCACCAGAGACTGAATCTGAACTTGAAACTGAAACTGAAACTGAAACAGAAACACAAGAAGTAGAATGACTCAACCATTAAAACAGGTGACAGACCTCGGTATCTTGAGTAGTAATAATACTACAGCAGTTACTGGTGATTCATTTATTGTGAAGACAGGACTATTACACGGTTCTGCTACTGCTGCAAAAGGCGGTGGTTTGGTTGGGGTATGCAATACAACAACATCAGCAGTTGGTGTATCTTCGATTCATGTGAACAAACAGGATGACAAGATACTTAGGTATGCACATCCTGCTAATTCAACCATAGTCGCAATCACAAAAGGGAATCCAACAATACTAGAAGTCGATAGCAGAGACACAAAAATTATTAAAGGAGATTTTGTAACACTCACTGGATCTGCAGTTGGTGGATACAATACTGCTATCAAGCATGTTGAAGTCACAAAAGTTGTAGGATCGCAAAGATATAACGATTATAAAACTACAATTACAGTTGATGCAAATACAGCATCACTAGCAGACTTTACTGGAACTGCGACTTTATTCAAATCAGTTATTCCTATATTGAAACCCTCTTCTGCAAGTGGGTGTGAGTTATACATCAACGAGGTGCAACTAGGATGAAACTTATAGCAGAAGAAATTGAATCAGTTGAAATTATAACTGAGGAAAAAAACGGAAAGAAAAATTTATACATTCAGGGACCATTTCTGCAAGCAGAGGTGGTGAATCGTAATAAAAGATTTTACCCACTAGAGACAATGGTCAATGAGGTATCTCGTTATAACCAAAACTTTACAGATAAAGGTCGTGCTCTAGGAGAGTTGGGTCATCCAGACGGTCCATCTATAAATTTGGATCGTGTATCTCATAAAATTGTTTCTCTGACTCAAGAAGGAAATAACTTTATTGGTAAGGCACAAATCTTATCAACACCTATGGGAAAAATCGCGGAATCTCTTCTTTCTGAAGGAGTAAAACTCGGAGTTTCCAGTCGTGGTATGGGTTCTATCAAGAACGTTGATGGTGTAAATCACGTTGGTGAAGACTTCATGCTTGCCACTGCTGCTGATATAGTAGCGGACCCATCTGCACCAGATGCTTTCGTAGATGGCATCATGGAAGGTAAAGAATGGGTATGGGAAGGAAACGTTTTGCGTGAAAAGCATTGCAATGAGGTTAAGAACTCTATAAATAAATTGGTAGATAACGAAATTCTAGAGGCAAACAAGTTGCGTCTCTTCGCGGACTTCTTATCTAACTTATAAATAATAATATTAACACTAAAACTAGTACATTCGGAACCATAATGGCTGAAAACAACGAACTACATGAGATGGAAAATCAGGTAACGAAAGGTGCTAAGTCTGCCGATCCTATGCCAAAGGCACCAAACTACGTCCCAGACGCAGGTGCAGTTGAGGATCTAGGTGGTCCTACTCCTATGAATTCCAAGTCTACAGACGACTCTAACAAGTTGAAGACTCCATCCGCTAAGTTTGCCCAACAGGGTGATCCACAGACTAAAGGGTCTGCTGGAGCAACAACTCTTCCCGGTCCTGCTGCTATAACCTCATCAGGTTACGGTCGTGGTGCTAACGAAGAAGTGGAACAGGAAGAGGAAGTAGAAAATGTGATACAAGAAGAGGAGATCGATCTTACACAAGACGTTCAAGCACTTCTTGAAGGTGAAGAACTCTCTGACGAGTTCAAAACAAAAGCAACTACCGTTTTCGAGGCAGTTGTAAAATCAAGAATCGCCGAAGCAAAAGAGGCGATGTCTGCTCAGTACGATGAAAAACTTGTTGAAGAGGTTGCTGTTATTAAACAGGAACTTACAGAGAGAATCGATTCGTATCTAGAGTACGTAGCAAATGAGTGGTTCACTGAGAACACACTTCAATTAGAATCAGGAATCAGAGGAGATCTCTCTGAGTCCTTTATGACCGGTCTTAAGAACCTCTTTGAAGAACATTATGTAAACATCCCTGATGAAAAATATGATGTACTTGAGGCAATGGTCGAAAAATTAGATGATATGGAGACTAAACTCAATGAACAGATTGAGAGCAATGTTTCATTAACGAAGCGTTTAGCAACATCTGTTTCCGACAACATCCTAGATGAAGTCTGTGAGGGTCTTGCACTATCTCAAAAAGAGAAGATTGCAAATCTAGCAGAAGGCGTTGAGTTTGAAAGTGAAGTACAATATCGTGAAAAACTGTCTACTCTTAGAGAGACATATTTCGCTCCTAAGAAACCAGAGGCAAGTTCACAAGAAGTTATCTCTGAAGATGCACCAGTAGAGGCACATTCCCCTGCTATGGAGTCATACATTCAGGCACTAACTAAGTACCAGTAAATTAACTAAAACGCAACTAACATGTTTAATTCTTCTCAATTACAGAAGAAGTGGCAACCTCTCCTAGAGGCAGAAGGTATTGATAAGATATCTGATAATCACAGGAAAGCGGTTACCGCCCAACTTCTAGAAAACCAAGAAAGATTTTTAAGAGAGGAACGTGCATTCTTGACAGAAGCACCTCCTACAACATCATTAGGAAACGGTGGAGCGTCCGCAGGAACTCCCGGATTCAGTGGTGGATCAGCTGAGACAGGACCTGTAGCAGGTTTTGACCCAGTTCTAATCTCTCTTATACGTCGTGCTATGCCTAACTTGGTGGCATACGATTTAGCAGGCGTACAACCAATGAACGGTCCAACAGGTCTTATCTTCGCGATGAGAACCAGATACGATGGACAGTCAGGAAGAGAGGCATTCTTCAACGAACCAGATTCAGCGTTCTCTGCTCAAGATAGCGATGCATCTATGACACAGGGTGACTATGTACTCAACACAACTGACGGCGGAACAGACGTTGGTTTCGGTACAACAGCACAAGGTCAAACACCTGCGACAGATGGAACAAACCCATCTATCCTAAATGGTGGATCTGCTAACGCTTATAACGTTGGTCAAGGTTTTGACTCAACTGCACTTGAATCTTTAGGAGATGCGTCAAATAATGACTTCCGCGAGATGTCATTCAGCATCGAGAAGGTTACTGTTGCAGCAAGATCAAGAGCACTAAAGGCAGAGTACAGTTTAGAACTTGCTCAAGACTTGAAGGCAATCCACGGTCTAGATGCAGAAGCAGAATTAGCAAATATCCTCTCAACAGAGATACTTGCTGAGATCAACAGAGAAATCATCAGAACAATCTACAAGGTTGCAAGACCCGGTGCACAGACAAACACTGCATCAACAGGTGTCTTCGACTTAGACGTTGACTCAAACGGAAGATGGATGGTTGAGAAGTTCAAGGGAATGATGTTCCAACTTGAAAGAGATGCAAACGCAATCGCACAGGAAACTCGTAGAGGAAAGGGTAACATTATCCTATGTTCTGCTGACGTTGCTTCTGCACTTGCTGCTGCAGGTCAACTAGACTACACTCCTGCTCTAAACGCTAACTTAACAGTTGACGATACAGGTAACACATTCGCAGGTACATTGAACGGAAGATTCAAGGTATACATCGACCCATTCGCTGCTAACCTATCTGCTGATCAGTACTACGTTATGGGTTACAAAGGTTCTTCACCTTATGACGCAGGATTATTCTACTGCCCATACGTCCCATTACAGATGGTTCGTGCAGTTGGACAGGATACATTCCAACCTAAGATTGGTTTCAAAACCAGATACGGTATGGTATCAAACCCATTCGCTGAAGGTACAACTCAAGGTCTTGGAAGAATCACTGCTGGTTCTAACCGTTACTACAGAAGAGTTAAGGTTCAAAACCTTATGTAAGGTAATAAGTATAATTACGTTCCGACCTCCTCACTTGAGGGGGTCTTTTTTTTTGTTCTTTTATAATTAATATTGATACAACAACGATTATGAACGGTAGACTAGACAAAGTTGCAATGACCTT